GACGACCTGACAGAATTGGCTGTTGAATTTGCCTTGATGTTGATGGAGTTGCCAATACCGAAAATAGCTCTTGAAAATCCCATCGGCTGTTTGAGTACCAGAATCAGGAAGCCGGATCAAATTATACAGCCATGGATGTTTGGCGAGGACGCAAGCAAAGCAACGTGCCTTTGGGTTAAAGGCCTTCCGCTTTTACAGCCCACCGGCATTATTAAAAAAGACAGGTATGCAAACCAGACGGCTTCCGGTCAAAATAGGCTGGGGCCGAGCCCGGATAGAGCCAAAGAGAGATCACGAACTTACAAAGGCATTGCCAACGCAATGGCAGAACAATGGGGGAATTTATGACCTGGCGGCTATTCATAGTCCTTACGGCTATCATCGGAACAGTCCTTTGCTACCTGCTTATCCATGCCGCTCAGCAAGCGGAGAAGGTTGGGGACCACTTGCAGGAAACCTCCGGGGGCTATCAGGCTATGAATGACGGGAGGGGGTACAGGCTGTGAACCCCTTCGCCGCCGCCGAGGAACGCGCCCTCAGAACCTACCTGCATAGCCTCGACATAGAGGAATGGGAGGCGGAGAGGGAGAGGTTGGGATTGCCGCACCCGTGCGAAGGGTGCGAGGTTTATTGCGAACCGGGGTGTAAATTCTATAAAGTTAAACGATAAGGAGAATACAATGGAAGACGTAATAGAAAACGGGAACACAGAAATTGTCCCGGTAATCGCATCAGATACATTGATCGCAATCGCAGAGCAGGCCGAGAAACGAGCCGACGCCATGAACAAGATCAAGCGGGTGGCTATCAAGCTAACGAACCGTTTTGATTGGACGGATCAGGGTGGCAAGCCATATCTCCAGGTGTCGGGAGCGGAGAAAATCGCCCGGATGTTCGGGATTTCATGGCGCATCGACGAGCCGGAAATGGACCGGGAAGAAAGTGGGCATTTCGCCTACTCTTACAAGGGATATTTCAGCCTTGCCGGGGCTACCATTGAGGCCATCGGAACACGATCAAGCAAGGATGGCTTTTTTAAGAAGTTCGATTGGTCAGAAAAGGATAAGGACGGCAATTCGATAAAGATAGAGCTTCCGGCCTCTGAGATCGACAAGGGCGACGTTAAGAAGTCGGCCTACACCAACTGCATAGGAAATGGGATTACCCGCCTCCTGGGGATTAGGAATATGACCTATGAGGATCTTCTGGAGTTCGCCGGGCTCACAAAAGACATGATTGCGAAGATCGACTACAAGAAAAGCGGTAAGCAGGATCAAGGGATTAAGAGTGAAGGGGCGCAGACGGCGCGGGTCCATGTGTCCGATGTCCGCAAGTCTTCCGGGAAAACAAAAGCCGGAAAGGGTTGGACGGCGTACACCGTTAAGAACGGCAATGCCGAATACAAGACATTCTCTGAATCCCTTGCGAAGATCGCAAAAGATGCGATGGAGGCGGGGCTTGACGTTGACATTACTTTTAAGGTCGGCCAGTACGGAAACGATATTGAATCGTTGTGCAAGGTAGAACCAACGGCAGCGGAAACAAGAGAGCCGGGATCGGAGGGGTAAGGCCATGATCGTCGAAAAGGTATATGAACACGCCGCGAAAGAAATAAAACAGTACCCAGCCAATTCAAATCGCGCCTCCGACCTAGGTATCCCCTGTGTCCGTTACCATGTCCTCAACCGGACCCGTTGGCAGGAGAAGGCATTGCACGATGTCGGGCTCCAGATGATTTTCAGAATGGGGAATGAAATCGAAGAAATCGTTTTGAAGGAGTTGGCCGAGGCTGGGGTAAAGGTGATTGAACAACAACGGTCATTTGAGTGGAAAGAGTATCAAATTACCGGCCACGTTGACGGGTTTGTTCTACTCGACGGGACCGCCTATCCTCTGGAAATAAAGTCCTGTTCCCCCTTCGTTTTTAAGGCCATCAATTCTGTTTCCGACCTTACCAACGGCAAATATGGATACCTGAGAAAATACCCAGTCCAGCTTGATCTTTACATGCTGATGAAGGGGATTGACCGGGGCGTTTTCATCTTCAAGGACAAGACATCGGGACAGATGAAAGAAATCTGGATGGACCTTGACTATGACCTGGGGGAGGAAACGCTCAAGAGGGCCGAGGCGATAAATCAGCACTTAAAAGACGGTACGATGCCACCGCCTATCGGCGAAGAAATGTGGTGTGACGGTTGCGCCTTCGCTCATATCTGCTTACCCGAACAGGTCGGGAAAGAGGTCGAGGTTGATACCGGGGAACTGGCGATCATGCTTGACCGCTTGGAAGAATTAAGGCCCATCGTCAAGGAATACGAGGAAATAGACGAAAAAGTGAAAGAGTCCGTCGAGGGCCGTGAAAAGATTCTGTCCGGGAATTGGTTTATCCAGGGCAAGTGGTTACAGAAAAAAGCCTACGACATTCCCGCAGACATTAAGGCCCAGTATGAAAAAGTTACACAATACTGGCGCAGGAAAATAACTAAAATCTCAGCCTAACCCCCTCGGACCGTGGCCCCGGGATGACGGGGCGCTAAAAATGTATGATCGACTCAAAGTGTAAATAGTGAAACTCACTAAAACAGTAGGGTTTGTAGAAATCCATACAGGAGCCACTACCGAGGCCCGCGCGATATGTGAGGCCGCGATTAAGGCGGTGGAGGGGAAATGAAAGAAAAGCCAGGAGAAATAATATCTCTCGAATGGGACGGGAAGCCCGATGCCTATTATGTCAAGGGTCACGTCCCGCATAACGAAGCAATCTATACGATTTGTGATTATGAGGGGTTTGATCCAGAGAAAATGAAAGCATCACATGTTTGGGCTAAGTGGTGTCGTGTATCTGAAGATGACGGATTCCCTGATGGTGTCGAACTTTTGTTTAGAGTGCAAAAGAAAGAAAGCCGTGGCTGGTTTAAGGTGACAGAGGTGCGGAAGGCCGTAGAGGGAGGGGAGAAATGAAACCAGTTATAAGAGAAAACCCAGAAGAAGAACTAGTAAGAATTTTGAAATATGCCACCAAAGGGTATAGATCAGATAAATCATCGGAGAATCAGGGTTGTATAAACTGTGAAAGGCACTGGTTAGCAATTAAGCAAATCGTTAATCAACTCGGTGGGTTTGGGTTATTCAAAGAACAGTTGTTACGAGGTAGAGTGGAGGGAGGGGAGAAATGATTGACTTGAGACAGGCCATCAAAGTCCGAAAGATGTTGCCGAAAGACAGAAGGTATAAAATCGGCATCTGCAAGAAATTCCCCGGCGATTTCCCTGCGCGGCGAGAAGGTGAGGTTGTTCTTTTTAGAGTAACAAGTGGAAATATCTGCACCATTGAAACGCCCATAAACAACGAATGGATTGCTAAAAATATAGCAGAGGGAAATGGCCTAAGAACAATTAATACGATGATTGCAGTCCCGTTATCCTTAATAGAAGAGGTGTTATTATGATTAGCGAAACCGACAAGAATCTCCTGACGGCAGTACTTATCCTATCCTGTCTTTGCGGATGCAAAGCTAATGAGGGCATGAAACCATCTGATTACGCCTGCACAGAACAAGAAATGGCAAGAGTAGAAAAAGAATCCGCTTTCTGCATAAACAACACCTCATACTTCTCAAGTTATTGCTACTCCTCTGCTATGGGTCGTGCATGCAAAAAGAAGAAAGGAAATAAAGATGCTAACTGAAACTAGGCGCCGTGTACTGGCGGCAGCGTGTAATGAGGAATGGTATGAAAAGGAAATTCATACCGTTGAGGGTTTTGAAGGCCACCATTGGAGGCCAGCAATAAACCTAACAAATCGTACCTTCACCTCCGCCGCCGATTGGGAGTTGGTGAGGGAGAAGGTGGTGATGCCGAACTTGCATAAATTTGTTAAGTATGTGTGGGCAGGGCGTATTGATGTTGAAGGATGGCAAAATGATGCCTTTGCATGGTTTCTCACCCTCTCCATCGAGGAACGCTGTGAGTTGGTGGCCAAGTTCTGCATCTATATGCACGAGCAGGGAGCCGAGGGATTTGAGTTTGCGAAGGAGTTTGTGGGGAAGGAGGAGGTATGCCAATAAAAATAGAAATAGAATTTCCGTTTGATGTTGAAATTCCTCATGAAGTCACAGTGGGAATAAGAAACCTCATCAATCAATTTATCTGCAAACCATACGAAAAGGCGAATCCGTCAAGGGTAATGTGGCCCTCTGGTTTTGGGAGTAAACTGCATTATTCAAGGACGGATGCAATGTTTCTTGGAAAAAGAGAGTGGGACGATAATATAAAAGATGGTGATGAACCAGTCTTTGATGATTCTATTTT